GCTCTTTCAAGCGCAATTGCTAATATTTTCTTACCTTCTGGAGTGCTAAGAAACTTTTTTTGTTCGGGAGTAAAAACTTCGTCCATAACATTATTCCTTTAAAAATTAATCTTCTTCTACGACCAACTACCTTCAGGGATGTAGACACCGCGCATCGCGGCGCTTCCATTTGCCATATCTAGTATTCTTCTGCCACCCGCACGAGATATCTCGTTTGCAATCTTCTGCTCATAAGACCTAAAGTCTTCAGAATAGTCCAATCCGTTCTTTTTCTTAAACCGCCAGATAAGACCAAGCTCCATAAGATTTTCATCAAGAACGCCGACATCTGTGTCAGCAGCCCATGCCGATTGATTGGTTCCTGAACTGGATTGGCAGAAATATGTGGACTGATATTCAAACACCCATGTATTGCCCGCAGAAGGCGCTGGGTAAGCGTAGAGCTTACCACCGAATATCCTGTAGCTAGAATAAGGTCCGGTCGCTGTACGGGCCTTCAGGGCTTGCCACTCTATTGGCGACAACGGCCCAGTTACCGGTTCGGTTAGGGTTCTGTCCCAAAATGTTGAGCTAGTGATGTAAGAAAATCCCGGCGCAAGCGTCGTCATAACGCCCTGCAATTCAGCCGCCAGACTTGTGTGGGTCTTTTCTATCTGAGAGGCAGGCCAAGAATGACGGTCAAGTAATTCTCGGCCCTCAGTCTGCGCCAACGATAGCAAAGTCCTAACATTCTGGTCTTGAGAAGAAATTACAACCGATGGCCGTGTTAGGCCAATTGCATCACATGAGTTCTGGACTAGGGTTAAAAGCGACATTTATTCCTCTTTTCGTGGCCTTCCGCGTTTCCTTGGCTCCTCGTCCAGACGCCCAATAAGCTCTGATATTTGAGAGTCTTTCCGTTTGATGGATTCAGACAAATCATCAACCTTAATCCGCAAAGCCGCAACCTCTTCCGAAGCCTTGTTGTTCACAGCCGCCGCAAGGTATGATTTTGCCTTTTCAGACATAGCAACACCGCCCATGCCCAACTTTCTAATTGTGTCAGCGTTTGCTTCTGCCAAATCTTCGATTGTCCGTACCGTCGCGCCGTGGCACGTCTTTAATTGAGCCGGAGTGACACCCGGCCAATTCTTTAAATCTGTCCCATTTACAGGTGCTTCACGGCCATCTTTCCATGCCTCGTATGCGGTAAAGGCAAACGGAGAAGGCGGTTTGCGGCGTTTATCACCGTGCCGCCATTCTTTAAGAAGATCGTCAGTGATCTGTTTATCAACCACTAAGCCGCCCCCAGGCATCGTGATTATTGCAAATTCTACATCTTTATAGACCGGCATCCCTTGAGCAATAGATTGCTCGCGGTCTTCTTCTGGCCGTAACTCAAAATCGACATAAAACCCATGTCTTTCTTCTGCTAACATATCGACCATTTTTTTCCCTTTCAATTTAAAGATGGGGACGCTCCCCCCATTTGCCTCTTCTGCGTCCCCATCTCAGGGATCGACAAGATGCAAATAATAAAAGAGCGCCCCCGTCCCTATTTAAGCCGCAGTCGCGTCATCCATGAATGGCCGCTGAATCTCAAATTCAGCAAGGCCAGTAGATGGCGTGTCTACCGCAGACGCACCCTTGGCAAGTTTAACACGATCACCAGCGACAACAGCATCATCGATGCTACCGGCAGTGGAAGTCGCGAAAACAAGGCCATTGTCAGCATAGCTGGCTTTGGCTTTGCCAACTGCTTTGCCCGAAATCTGATACCAGCCGTATGAGCTGGCAACATTAATGGACATCGCAGTAGCAACTGGGCCAATGGCATTAGCTGCCAAAAGCGCAGTTGAGTTGTCGTCGGCGTTGTAAGTGACAAAAGAGCCTAGCACCGTCGATGCAACTCCTTTTAGATAAACAAACTCACCAGCACCATAAGCGGTGTCGGCGCGATCAACTGCTTGGACAATCAAGCCAAGAGGATGATTCTGGGTTGTTGAAGTCACAGAAATGTTCTGCGCTCCAATTATCGTGTTGGTAATCTCATAGTCAGACATTTTTTCTTCCTTTCAGGAAAGAGAGTTTGCAAGAAAACCCTAGGCTTTCATTACGCCCTGAAGTGAACGATTAGAGACGGTCATGTTGCCCTGCCAAATAATCGGCAGAACTTGTGCGTCCTGGTTCACTGAAGACTTTTCGGGGACTTCCGTCCAGTTTGCGTCACGATGGGCGCAAATACCGATGTAATCAGTGTTGAGGAAATACGCATGAGCGTCCGGCATACCAGCCGCCGCGCTATCATATACCACGTCCGCGCCTTTGTACTTCAATGAAGTAGTGCCGGTTTTTAGATCGGTCGTGTTTGTATAACGCTGGATGGATGTCTGGCTGTTGTCAAAGAACGTGAAGTAAGTGTCGTCCATGACAATCAGATCAGGCATATCGTTATTACGAGTCAGAGCAAGCCACAACGGGAGCATCAAGCTCTCGATGGTGGTTGAACTTGGCGTAATACCGGCTCCGCCCTGCAATGGTGACGCAGCAGACTGGAGGATATTTTTCCAGAACGTATACGTTCCAGAAACGATACCACCAACAGTGCCCGTGCCAGCATCCGAAACGAGAGCCTGCAAACCATTAATCTGGTTAGCAGCAGTGCCGTCGCTGTAGATGTCGGTTGAGAAGTTATTGCCTGCGGTACGCATGGCATTCTTCAACTTGTTTTTAACAAGTTTAATAACGCCTTCTTTACCGCTATTCTGGCGAACTTCAAGACCCGAAGCTACTACGTTAATGGCAACCTGTTTCCAAGGAAAATTAGCTGCCGTGAACACTTCAGATTGAGCAATGTCAAGCGTGTCATATCCACTATAACGTTGGTAAGTGCCGTTTTCTGCATAGTCGAGCGGAACCTGGATTTCCCAACCGCCAGAAATCAGATCAACGCGACCTTTTTCTGTCAGCCGTTGATGCAGGGCCGTGTGGTTTGACACATTATCTTCAAGATAAGTGTTTTTGAAATGACGGTATGTTAGAGCCGCAATTTCTGTAAAAGAGCTATTAGCGCCCATGATTTAGACCTTTCTAGTCTAGGCTGTCATGCGGTCATCAACCAAGGCTCCGATAAAATCATCAACACTTTTTGCTTTAGCAGCACCAGATGGCAATGTGCCAGTGGTCCGTATGCTAGTACCATTGGCCCGTTTAGCCGCCGCAGAGCTTTTCTTTGCTTTGGCGATCCGTTCAGCTTCAGATTTAGCCTTACGGTCAACTTCTATCTTGGCAGAGACTTCATCGTTGGCCGCTACAGCCATCTTATAAGCCGTCTGAAGATATTGGTCGCTAGTCAGTCCCGGTCTACTCTCACGCAAAGCCGAAACAATCGGTACCATCTCACCTTCGAGTTCGCCATAGAAAGGGTTTGAACTAGCAAAATCTTCTATAACCCCAGAGACGATATGGCCTTCATGTTCAAGCTGCTGGTCTTGCTGTTGTGCAAAATGATTTTCAAAGCCTTGCATGCGTTCCCGCATTTCAAGCATTTGAGGATCGACGTAGTTCTCTACGCCGGGTTCAGTAGTTAATGCAGAAATAGGTATTCCACGTTGGTTGAGAAGATAGCGCGAAAAACCAACCGGGTCATTATCTGCATAGTCGGAAAGGGCTAGAAGCTGACCAATTGCGGTGCCTTCATCCATTCCGTTCATTGCAAATTGTTGACGCCGGGGCGCAATGGCCTCCTCTAACTTATCGTAGACTTTCCGTTGTTCTGCAACTTCCATAGTCTTCCGTGTATAGTCCGCCTCTTGTGCCTTAACGCGATCTGAAATCCATTGCTGGCTCTCAGGCGGTAGGGCGTAAAAGGATTCACGGTCTTTCGCAGACATAGATTGCGGGGCTGTGATGGTCTGAGAAACAGGTTCAGAACCCTCGCTTTCCGTGTCGCTTTCTGCCGCTTCCGCGACATCATCTTCGGGTGCTTCATCAGAAGCACTGATTTCTTCTGTAGCCGGTGCGGCTTCTTCTGCGGCTGGTGCGCTTTCGCTTTCGGAGTCTTCCGATTCTAAAGCATCAAACTGATCGCCCATGAAATCGTCCATAGACTGCTCTTCAACAACAACTTCGCCTTCATCCGCCATAATAACTTCCCTTTTTAAATATCGATCTGTTTAGCAATAGCATCAACTGACTTATCAATAGCCGCATCCATAGCCGCTTCCGTTCTTTTCTTCCCATTCTTCTTAACGTCTTCAAACTCACCTTTTTCGTGTATTCGGCAACCATGTAGCTGCAAGTTCTCGTTATGCTCTCTTTTCCCGTCGATAGTCCTGCCAGTTATCGGGCAGTCGTAAGGTTTATAGTCGCCAGAAATGTACGGCATCTCAATATGAGAACGCTTGGAAGAAAAGTCGATCTGTTGTTTTCGCTTAAATGGCTTTTTAGACCATTTTATTTCATCGTAATTTTCTTTGTAAACAGTCACATTAGTCTCCAGCAATTCTATTATAATAACCTTGGCTCTTCAGGAACTATCATAGTTTCGTCTAACATCTGTTCCTCTTCAGGAACTATTATCATCTGTTCCTCTTCAGGGGCCATCATCATAGGCTCTTCGTCAAACATAGGCTCTTCAGCAACCATCATGGTGGTTTCCTCTAAGGGAACATCGCCAACCATTCGCGTGGCAGAAATAACCTCATTTATCCGGTCCATAATCTCAGCGGCACGGTTAATAGCCTCTCCAGGTTCAGTCAAACTACCTTCAGGGCCATTAAATTCAGACATAATAGCCTTGGCTAACTCAACTTGGCGTTGTTTATCCGCCTCAGACGCCTCAAACTCCATCTTTTCACGAGCCATCTGCATATCTGCCTGAATCTTCATAGATGGATCAGGTCCAGGCTTCTGAGCCTCAAACTCTTTAAGGGCTATCTCACGCTCTTTAAGAGCCAGTTCCTTCTCTTCCATCATCAAATCAGCTTGTTTGAGTTCAGCATCAAGTTGAATCTTGGACTGATCCAATTCCATCTTTTGCTGAACCTCCTGCGATTTAATCTGGATAGCCTGTTGGTCCATCTGCATCTTGGCTTGCTCTGCTTGAGCCGCAGCCTGTTGCTCCTGCTGTTGAGCTTGTTGGGCCTGCTGGGCCTGTTGAGCAGCCTGCTCGTCACCGCCACCCGCTGCACCAGATTTGTCTTCACCAATTAAATCCAACGCATCCTCAACTTGACGGCCCATTTTAAACCGCCTAATTGCCGCCATTAACATGGATTTAGCAGCCTCAAGCGGCAAATAACCAGCCGCAACAGCCGGGCCAGCATTGCCAATGAACGTAGAAACCCCCTGCAACAGATCGGTCATAGCCTTCTGATCCATCGCCTGATCGCCAGCGACAGTAGAATCAGTCTCAATATCAACTCGATAAGAACGCTGCTTGTCGTCCCGAAGGATTTGCATACATTCATCCCAAGTCGGCTTCTCAAGAACCTCTTGCAACTCTCTAGGGACAGGCTGCTGTTGCTGACCCATCATCTGAGCCTGCTGCTGTGCCTGCATCTTCTGTTCAGGACTGGGCAGCTTAACATCAGTCATCATCGCAATACTATCAGGGCTGAACTGCTCAGAAATTATCTCAGCAGTGAGGCGTAACAAATCACGAGCATAACGCTGAACCTCACGGCCCATATCATCAAGGCGCATAGTGCCAAACTGCACTTTTAGCTGTTGGGCACCCAAAGTCTCAGAAGACGAGGAGGAACCACGCATAATGTCGGCAATACCCGTAATCTCATAGATAGTCTTCTTGATTTGCTCGCGTTGGTTGTATAATTCCCCTAAAACTCCAGCAATCTTCTCAATAGGCCACATCCATACAGCCCGCTCAAGGCCACCGGACTGCATCAACGGCAAAACATCCTGCGCCGGGATCATCATATTCTCCCCAGCATCCATAAGATTAGCCATTTCAGTGATGGTAGAGTCATAAATGCCACGAACCTTACACGCAGCAATAATCCCAGAAATACGGCGGGTTATATTATCAAGCTCGCCAGCTTGGTCCTTGTAAAAGCGGAATGGCTCAACAGGCACCAAGCTATCCGTGTTCTCGGTCGCATACAATGGCCGGGGCGTCGGAAAGAAGCCGCTAAGCTCCAAAGGATCAGGCTCAGTCTTCAAAGGCCGCTCTTTCAGCGTCTTTGAGATGAAAATCACCTCTTTTTGGCGATTACACCATATCTCCCAGACATTCGCACGTTTGAACGTGTCCGCTACAGCGTCCCCGTCCTTGTCCTCCATGCCAATAGGAGAATAATCCAACGTCACTTCGTCGCCAATGTCATCACCAAACTTGTCCCGCAAATCATCACGGGTCATCAAATGGCGGAATGCTACCCACTCAACCTCTTCCCATGTACGACCGGGGCCAACACGAAAGTCAGCCCAGTTGACATGCTCGTATTTAACCTCTTCACCCTTCAAATCATCGTAAGGGTCGCCGTTCTCGTCGTCCTCCTCACCAAAGTAAGGATCATACCGAACCCGCGTTACTCCACGACCACAAAGCTGCTGGTCTTTAATCGCTAGGCGCATGTATCGGTCAAAGTGGCACTCGTCCATCGTATAAGACAAAGCACGCTCTAAAACGTCCGATATCTCCTTGCCGATAGGATCAGCATCCCGATACCGACGCCGCACATCAGGCTTTGGTGACTGATTGAACAACGCAGGACAAATCGTCTGGATGTTAGAATACAAAATATTGTAACGGTTAGAAGACGCACCACTGTTAGAGCTATCGGATTCCTCGTCACGATACCGGGTGAATACACCCTTGGCACGCTCACGCCACTTGGCCTCAACCTTATCACTCAAATCAAGCTCAGAAATCCAGCGCGCAACTACACCAGGCGGCCCCTTTCCAGCATCTTCAGGGGTAACTAAAGTGCCGCCTTGTGCGTCAAGATTATCCTGCATATCCGCCCTTTTTGACGCCAAGCGCCGCCGTCATGCCACTGCGGTTTGCAGTCGGCTTAGTCGCTGGCTTTTTAGGTTTTTTTGGTTTATTCGGCATCGATTTATTCTGCATTCATAATTATTGGACCAAATCAAGGTTTTTTGCAAGAAGTAAGTCAGAAAGGTCAGAAACCCCCCGGCAATAGGTTTTTATCCTTTCTGACCTTTCTGACCTAATCATATGGAATCCGCCGCTTACTTACAGCTTTTATCAGATCAGCCATAGTCATAGTGGACTGACCGCCAATGGCAATGGTGGGGTTCTGGACGGGGGGCTTCTTCTTAACCGGTTCCTTCCACACCCACGCCAGATACCGCAACGTATCAGCGAAG